GGGATCAATGACAAGCGAGGCATCCACGCCGCGCGCTATGTGCTTGGCCTGATGCACGCGACGTTCAACCGCGTGTCGATGGAAAAAGCGGCCGAGTTCGTGACCACTCGTTTCGGGGACGACCTCGTGGCGCGCGCGCTCAATTCCGGCATCACGGGTGAAGGTGGGGCGCTCATTCCGCAGGATTTCATGGCGGACCTGATCGAACTGCTGCGCGCGATGACGGCGGTGCGCGGCGCCGGTCCCATGGAGGTCGGGATGCCGATGGGCAACCTGACCATCCCGCGTCTCGCGGGTGGTGCTACCGCCGCCTATCAGAACGAACTCGACGACATCGTGACGTCGCAGGAACGGTTCGACGATGTCAACTTCGTGGCGAAGAAGCTGACCGCGATGGTGCCGGTCTCGAACGACCTGATCCGCCGCTCGCCGATCGGCGTGGAAGAGATCGTCCGCGATGATCTGGTGCAGGCGGTCGCGCGCCGCGAGGACCTCGCCTTCCTGCGCGGTGACGGCACCGACAAGGGGCCGGTCGGCATGAAGTCGCTTTGTCTCGCGGCGAACAAGATCACGGTCACCGCGATGCCGGCGGTGCCGGCGCCGGGCGACGCGGTGACCGCGATCCTGGCCGGCGTCTCGGCCGCGCTCCTGCAACTGCAGAACGGCATGAGCCGGATGATCCGGCCGACCTGGATCATGGCGCCGACCGTCGCCCGGTTCATCTCGGTGGCGCGCGACAGCGTTGGCGGGTTCTATTTCAAGGACGAAATGGCGCGCGGGATGCTGGAGGGCTATCCGGTGCGGCTGACGCAGCAAATCCCGACCAATCTGGTGATGACGACCTACACCAAGGCGAGCGAGATTTACTTCGTCGACATGGCCGACTTCGTCATCGCCGATACCTACAACGTCGTGGTCGATGCGTCCGACGTCGCCGCGTACAACGACGGCACCGGCATGATCAGTTCGTTCCAGCGCGACCAGTCGCTGTTCCGGGTCATCGCCGAGCACGACTGCAACATGCGGCATTTGCAATCGCTGGTGATGCTGCTGACGCAGGATTGGGCCTTCTCCGGCGTTCCGGGGGCCGTTGGCGCGCCCTACACGACGCAGCCGCTCAATCCCACGTGGTCGCAGGCCGCCGCCATCAGGCCCGCTCTGGCGACCGGCGCGAACGCGCCGCCGACGCTCACCGATCCACACTGAGGAGGACGATACCATGACGGTCGAACCCAGGACGGTCGAGGCGGGCGATGTCGGGGCGCCGCCGCGCGACACGGTCGTGACCTTCACGGCGCAAACGCTCAGCTACATGGAAGGCGAGGTCGCCGCCTTCACCGCCGACGAAGCGGCGGCCCTGATCGACCAGGGCGTCGCGGTCGCCGGCGACGCGAGCACGTCGGCGCCGGTCAACGTCGACGTGCCGCACGTCAGTCAGGCCGGTGACGTGCTGACCTGCACCATGGGCAACTGGATCGGGTCCCCGACCGGCTACGCCTACGCCTGGCAGGGTGACGGCGCGCCGATCGGGACCGACGCCAACGCCTACACCGTCACGCCCGGGGACGCGGGGACGACGATCGCGTGCGTGGTCACCGCCACGAACGCGAACGGCGCGACCGCCGCGCCGGCGTCGAACGGCGTGGCGATCGCCGGCTCGGCCGCCACCGCCGAGTCGGAACACGCCGAGCACGGCAGGCGGCGGCGATGAGCGAGCCGGCCCCGGGCACGCTGGTGCGGATGCGAACGCTCCGGCGCTATCACCACTACATGGCCGGCGAGACGATCGCGGTCCCGTTCGACGCCGCGCGCGACCTCCACGCGCGGCGCCTCGCCGAGCCGCTCGACCTGCTGGTGCCGCCTGGGCCCGCGGCGGCCGCCGAGGACCCGCCGGCGGCGGCGCGGGCGATGCCGGCGGCGACGGTGCGCAAGTAGCGTGTATGCCTCGCTCCGCGTGATCGAGGCGCCCGCGACCGAGCCGGTGACGATCGCCCTCGCGCGTCAGCATTGCCGGATCGACGCGGACTATGACGACGCGCTCGTGGCGATGTATGTGACCACCGCGCGGACCTGGGCCGAAACGTGGCTCAACCGCGCGCTGTTCACGCAGGTGTTGCGCTATTCGGTCACCTGGGCGCCGCCGCCGACCGCGACGCCGCTGGTGCCGCAATCGATGATCGTGTTCCCGCTCAACTGGCCGCCATTGGTCAAACGGCCGATCGAACTGCCGCGCGCGCCGACGGTTTCCGTCGAGCAGATCACCTGGGGCGCGCTCGGTGACATGACGGTGGCGGACCCGGCCGACTACGACGTGAACCTCGGTGTCGAGCCCGCCTATGTCGCGGTCAAGCCGCAACTGCTGCCGCGTATCCCGCAGCAATCCATGATCATCGACTACACCTCCGGCTATGACGCCGCCGATCCCGCCGCCGTGCCGGCGCCGATCCGCTCCGCGATCCTGCTGCTGACCGCGTTCCTCTACGAGCAACGGGGCGACGTGACCGCCGATATGCCGCCCGCCGCGAAGGCGCTTATGTGGCCCTACCGCCTGTGGACGTTCGCCGGATGAAACAAAATGCCCGATAACCCGACCGGCCAGCTAAACGGTTCGTCAGGCATCGGGGCGCTGCGCTGGCGCGTGACCCTCTACCGTCGCGACCAGACGCCGGCTTCCGACATGGCGCTGATCGAGCACCTGGTGCCGGTCGCCACCGTCCACGCCGACATTCAGCCGAGCTACGCGAGCACCTTCTACCAGAGCACCCAGGTCGATACGCCGATCACGCACATGATCACGATCCGCTGGCAGGACTACCCGGAAACGATCGATGTCGTGGTGCGCTCCACGACCCGCCCCGATACGGGCGACATGCGGACTGAACTCTACCGGGTGCGGCGGACGAAAGAGGTCGGCGGCCGCAAGCGGTTTCTCCAGATGGAATGCGAACTTGAACACAGCCGGACCACGTCGGACGATGGTGACGGCACACGGAACGCGTTGCTGACCGAACCGTATGACGGCGCCGCCGCCGCGCCGCCTGGGATCAACCCGCTATGACCACCATTCTGATCATCGTTCTTCTCGTGCTGTTGCTCGGCGGTGGGTGGGGCTATCGCACGCAATACTGGGGTTATGGCAACCCGCTTGGCCTCGTGCTGCTCGTGCTGATCATCCTGCTGCTCGTGGGCGCGATCGGCGGGCCGCGCTGGGGACTTTGGTGAGCGACCTCAAGCTGACCGTCACCAACTGGGGCAACGTCGCGCTCGACAAGCGTGAACTCAAAAAGCTGATGCGCGCGGCGGGCAACGATATCCGCACGCAGACGTCGCGGCTGATCAACAAGTCCTCGGGGTCCGGCCGCATCTATCGCGGCATGGGCGGCGGCAAGTATCGCGGCGGCTACAAGCCCGGCACGGGCTACCGCGCCTCGGCGCCTGGCGAGGCGCCGGTCCGCGTGACCAACACGCTGCGCGGCAGTCTCAAGACCTACGTTTACCCGTCCGGCGAGGGCTTCGCGGTCCGCGAGCGAGCGTTTTACGCTCTGTTCCTCGAAGTCGGCGCGCAAGGCGGCGGTCCCGGCACGAAACGATCGCGCCGCGCCAAACACGGTAGCGGATCGCGCGTGCTGGAGGCGCGCCCCTCGCTTGATGCCGTGATGATCCGCTCGGCCAAGGCGCTGAACGCCCGCGTCGAAAAGGCGATGACGCAAGGGCTGACCTGGAAGCAGACGAAGTGACCTCGATTATCGGCGCGTTCATCGAGCAGGTCCGGGCCAACGCGCCGGTATTCGGCGGACGCGTCGCGGGCGCGGCCGAGTTCTACAAGGGCCTGCGGGACTACAACACGTCGATGCCGCTGCCGGCCGCGTATGTCCTGCCGCTTACCCAGGACGCGGGACCGAACCTGCTCTGGAATGGTCTGATCCAGATTATCCAGAAAGGCGTCGGCGTCGCCGTCGAACTCGACGCGCAGCAAGACCGGCGCGGCCAACGCCCGGTGATGGATTTCGACGCCATCGAGGTCGAATTGTTCCGCTCGGTGCTTAATTTGCTGCTTCCCGGCTGCAACATGGTGCGCGGCGTTTACTTTACCGGCGCCCGCTATCTCGACCTCGACCGCGCCCGCCTCTGGTATCAGTGGGAGTTCGGCCTCGACTGGCAAGTCGACGACACCGATGGCGTGCAGCCGTACAGCATCCCGCTTGAGACCGTCGAGGTCGACGTGTTCCACGCGCCCGGTGCGGTCGGCGTGCCCGGCGACCTCCCCGCCGCCGTGATCCAGGTCAAAACCGGCGATCCGCCGCTGCCACCGACGAACGGGCCGTGGCCCGAACCCGAAACAGGAGTGCCCCCGCCATGAAAGTCCGACCCGCGCCGGGCCGCGCCGTGCGCGATCCGCAGACGATGCAACTGTTGCCGGACGAAGGCGCCGTCGTGCCCGATGACGATCCGTTCTGGACCCGCCGCGTGCTCGACGAGGACGTCGAGATCATGCCCGACGATCCGCCGCCGGAGACGCTGAGCGGCGCCGCCGCATCTGGCCGGGCGAAACCCGCCGCCGATCCGCGTCAGCCGTCCGCGCCCGCCCAGGCGCCACACAAGGAGGCTTGAAATGCGATCCGCATCCGCGTTGCAAGCTGAGGCCCGATATCGGGACGCGCACCGTGCGGAGGTGAACGAGCGAGCCGCACGATATCGCGCCGCCAATCCAGAGAAGCACCTCGCGGCGGTCAAACGGTGGAACGCTAACAACAAGGAGCGGTGTCGGCGCACTTTCGATACGTGGCGTAAACGGCCTGGAATTGACGTCGGGTGTGCCCTGCGCGCGGCTCTCTGGCAGGCATTAAAACACCGCGACAGTGGGCGCGACTGGCGATCAGACTGTAAGCTTGCCTCGTTGGTGGGATGCGGCAAACCGGAACTGATCGCACACATCGAGGCGCAATTCCTGCCTGGAATGTCCTGGGAAAACTACGGACGCAAGGGGTGGGAGCTTGATCACCGACGTCAGTGCGCGAGCTTTGATCTGACGGACGCGGACCAACTTCGAGCCTGCTTTCACTTCACAAACCTGCGCCCGCTTTGGCGGTCCGCCAATGCGCGACGTCCAAGAGGGGAGATCGTTTCGTGACCGTGAACTTCACCTATTACCCGACATCCAACAGGGTGCCAGGGGTATACGTAGAAATGGATCCAAGCCAGGCGAACACTGGCACCGCCTTACAAACTACGCTGCTGTTCGGCCAGATGCTCGCGGCCGGAACGGCGGTGCCGGACCATCCGCTCATCGTGGCCAGCGCCGCCGACGTGCTCGCCGCCGCCGGTCAGGGCTCGTTTCTCGCCGCGATGGCGACCCGCTATCTCGAACGCGACACTTTCGGCCCGCTCTACATCGTTCCCCTGGTGGATAATCCGGCCGGCGTCGCGGCGGCGGGCTCGATCACGGTGGCCGGAACCGCGTCTGCCTCGGGCACGCTCAACGTCTATATCGCGGGCGTGCGCATCCAGGTTGGTGTCGCGGCCGCCGATGCCGCCGCCGCCGTCGCCGCCAAGCTGAATACCGCGATCAACGCCAACCTCGACCTGCCGGTGACATCGACCGCGCCGGCCGCCGTCGTGCAGATCGTCTGCCGCCACAAGGGTGAACTCGGCAACGATATCCAACTGATCCAGAACTATCTCGGCTCGGCCGGCGGCGAATATCCGGTGCCGGGGGTCACGTTGACGATCGCACCGATGACCGGCGGAACCGCGAACCCGCTACTGAGCAACGGGATCGCCGCGCTGTCGTCCTCGCCGTTCGACTTCATCGGGATGCCGTTCACCGATACCGTCTCGCTTAACGCCATGAAGGCGTTCCTCGCCGATGACGTCGGCCGCTGGTCGTGGCAGCAGATGGTCTACGGCGGATGCTTCTCGGCGTTCCGCGGCACGCTCGGCGCGTGCACGGCGTTCGGCCTCGCGCGCAACGATCAGCACATGAGCGTGATCGCGTTCAACGGCTCGCCCGACCCATCCTACATCTGGACGGCCGAGATCACCGCGTCCTGCGCCGCCTCGCTCCGCGTCGATCCGGGGTTACCGCTGCAATACATCGCGACGACCCTGCAGGCGCCACCGATCCCGCAGCAGTTCATGCTCGGCGAGCGCAACACGCTGCTCTACGACGGCATGAGCACCTTCCGCGTCGCGTCCGATAACACCGTCATGATCGAGCGGATGCGGACGACGTACCAGAAGAACATCGCCGGCGCGATCGACAACAGCTACCTCGATGTCGAGACGATGTATGGGCTGATGTTCGTCTCGCGGGATCTGAGCAACTACCTGCTGACCCGTTACGCGCGCAAGAAACTGGTAAGCGATCAGACGCCGATCCTGTTCGGCTCGAACACCGTCAACGCGCCAATGATCCGCGCCTCGGTGATCAGCGAGTATCGCGCGCTCGAAAGCGCCGGCTACGTGCAGAACGCCGCGATTTTCAGCAAGAACGTCGTGGTCGAGAACGCGGGGTCAGGTCTTGTAAAAATCTTGTGCCCGGTGGACCTTGTCAACCAGCTAAGACAAATTGCGATACTGTTACAATTCCGGAAGTCATAGGATGAGCCCTGAAGAAAAGCGCGAATACAAACGACGGTATGCCGCAGCTTGGCGCGCGGCAAATCCAGAGCGCGAGCGCGAGAACCAACGCCGAAATGATGCCAAACGGGCGCCGACGAAAAGACTTTATGATGCGGCGCGCCGGGCGGCCAATCCCGAACTCGTGAAGGAGCAGTCGCGTCGCTGGTATGAGGCGAACGCGGAAAAGGCGCGCGCCAAATCCGGCGAGTGGCGCAAAAACCACCCGCAGGAGCGCGCTGAACAGCTTCAACGTTGGAATGCCAAGAACCCCGACTATCACCGGGAATATTCCCGCGACCGCTATAAGTCAGACGAAAACACCAGGATCAGCGCGGTATTATGCGGCAACCTGCATAGGGCGGTGAAGCGCCACAAGTCGGGGCGCGACTGGAAGCCAGACGCGAAGCTTTCCGCTATCGTCGGTTGCTCGAAACCCGACCTGATCGCGCACCTCGAAGCGCAATTCCTCCCCGGTATGTCCTGGGACAATTACGGCCGCAAGGGCTGGGAGGTCGATCACATCCGCCAACGTTGGACGTTCGACCTGACTGACCACGCGCAGGTGCTCGTGTGCTTCCACTACACGAACCTTCGCCCGCTGTGGCGATCGGACAATCTCCGCAGACCTCGGAAGGAGGTATAATCATGGCGATATGCGAAAGACTGGCCGGGATCACCGGGTTCACAATTGATGGAAATGCCTACATGCTGGTCAGCGATTGCACCTGGAGCCCCGCCAAATGGAAGCGTGAAACCCTGGTCGGGCTCGACGCCGTGCACGGGTTTTCCGAGGTTCCCATACAGGGGTTCGTCGAGGCGACGTTGCGCGACAGCGGCGACATGACGGTTGGCGACTTCAACGAAATGCGGTGCGTCGAGGTGCTGGTCACGCTCGCCAACGGCAAGGTGGTCGGTGGTTCGAATATGTGGAACACCGCCGCGCTGGAGGTCCGCGCCGCCGAGGGGACGTTCCAGGTCCGGTTCGACGGCATCGACGTATCGGAGGCGTAAGCCATGGACGCATTCGCCGACGAGTTCGACGCGGCCCAGGAAGAAGCAGAACCGCTTCCGCGCACGCTCGACATGGACATCGACGTCACATTCCAGAAAAGGCGGTTCACCACGCTGCACCTGGAAGAGCCCACGGCCGGGCAACTGGAACGCGCCGAGCTTGAACTGAACACCGCGTCGCCGACCGCCTACACGATGCGGCGCTATCAGATCGCGCTCATAGCGGGCGTCGCCAAAGTTCCGCGCGAGGTCGTGCTCCAGTTGCGCCACGGCGAACTGACGGAGGCGTTCGATTTTTTGTCCGACTTGCTCGCGCCTTCCCCGAAGGATGGCGTGAGCTGATCGCCGACCTGACGCGCTTCTGGGGCTGGGGCGCGCATGACGCCTGGGGCCTGACGGGAACGCGATTGATCTGGTGGGCCGAGCAGTCGCGCCGCATCGCTGAACGCGAGCGCGAGAGGTAAGGTCGGGCGGCAATGGCGAAACCACGAGCCTCAATGACACCGGAGGAAAGGGCACAGGCCGACGCCCGCGTGCGCGCGTGGGTCGCCGCGAACCCGGACAGACGAAAGAAGATTGCCCGCGACTGGGCGCGTAAATGGCGTGACGCCAATGTTGAAGTGGTGCTTGACCGGGCGCGTCGTCATCGTCCGAGGCAAATGGAACGGGACCGCGATCGTTACCAATCGGATGAGAACTATCGTATCCGGGTTGGCTTGAGGGCCAAATTATACCAGGCGGTTCATCGGCTGCCGAACAAGACGCGCGAACTGGAAAAATGGGGGGCGCGGTCAACCATCGGACCACTGTTGGGATGTAGTCCGCTGGAATTGAGAGCGCATTTTGAGGCATTGTTTCAGTCTGGGATGTCCTGGGAAAATCACGGCGCCGTGTGGGAGATTGACCACCGGAACCCGTGCGCGAGTTTCGACCTGACTGACCTGGAACAGCGGCGCGCGTGTTTCCACCACAGTAATTTGCGCCCGCTATTGCGTAAGGAAAATCAGGCCGCGCGAAGGATACCCGGCTAGTGGCTGGTTACTCGGTCACATTTGAGGTTGTGGACCGGGCCACCAAGCAAATCGACGCGATCAATCGGCGGATGACGCAACTGCGCGCGCCGATGGAACGCCTCTCGAAACAGGTCTCCCGCTTCGTCGATGTCTCGGGCCTGAACAAGGTCGCGCAGGGCTTCGAGTGGATCGGCAAGGCGGCCGGCAACGTGTTCCGCATGTTGTCGAACATCGTGCCTGTGCTGGGCGCGATCACCGGGGCCGCGACGCTCGCCGGCATGGTCAAGCTGGTCGGCGTGTATGCCGACTGGTCGCACACGCTGGTGCAGACCGCCGACAACATCGGCATCACGACGCAACAGCTTCAGCAAATGCAGAACGCTACGCGGCTGGCCGGCGGCAACGCCGAGGACATGACCGCCGGTATGAAGGCGCTGCACGACGCCATGGCTGACTGGAACCTCGGCCATGGCAACGCCTCCGAGACGGCACAGGTGATGAACCTGCTCGGCATCTCGATGAAGGATGCGAACGGCAACCTGCGCGACACCGCCGTGGTCACGCGTGAGGTCATCGCTGCGATCGCCGCCATGCCAAACCCGGCGAACCGCGCGCGGATCGCGAACATTCTGCTCGGCGGCTCGGGCGACAAGCTGGTCGAGACGTTCCGCCAGACGCATCGTTCGTTCTCGGATTGGTTCACCGACGCCGGCCGCTATAAGGCGCTGACCGAGGAACAGATCGCCGCCAATCAACGGTTCACCGAAGCGCAGGGCCGGCTCGGCGTCGCGTTCGACACCCTGGGCCAGCAGATCACCGCGATCCTGACGCGCGACTTCGGCCCGCTGCTTGACCGCTTCGCCCAGTTCGTCGAGCGCAACACGCCCGCGATCCTGAAGGCGATCGACGACCTGTCGGCGCGCTTCGCCGCGTGGCTCGGCGGCATCAAATGGGAGGACATCGAGACCGGGCTCAAGGCCGTGGGCGACAACCTCACCACGATCGGGCACGCCGTCGAGTTCCTGGTCGGGATGCAACTCGGGCTGTGGTTCGTCAAGGCGGCGGCCGGCGTCGCGCAGCTGACCGCCGCGTTCGGCTCGATGGGCGGCGCCGTGCCGGGGATCGCTGGCGCGGTAGGCGGTGCCGGCCTGCTGGGCGTGCTGGGCGGTGTCGCCGCCTTGCTCGCCGGAACCTACCTGCTGTTACAGAAGGGCCTGCCGGCGCTGTTGGGCGACCGTCCTGGCGGCCTCGCGCGGCCGAACGATCAGACACCCAACACGACGCGGCCAGGCAATCAGTCGGGCGTCGGGCCGCACCATGGTCTGGAACCGTCGCGCCCAGGCGGCACTGGCCACGGCGGGGGGCCGCGGTTCGTGCCGGCCGCCTTAAGCCTGCCGGCCACCAGTGTCTCGCGCGGCGCGGCCGTCACCGACCGGCTCGCGGCCGACCTCAACCTGACGCGGGAGCAGGCGGCGGGGATCACCGGCAATTTGCAAGCGGAGTCCGGCGTTCAGGCGGTGCAGGAGAAGCGCCCGATCAGTGGGCGCGGCGGCTTCGGCTGGGCGCAATGGACGGGCCCGCGACGCGTCGCCTTCGAGCAATACGCGAAGGATAACAACCTCGACCCGAAAAGCGACGCCGCCAACTACGGATTCCTGCTGCACGAACTGAAGGGCCGCGAATATGCCGGCTTGATTAAGCAACTTGGGGAGTTGAAGGGGCCGAACGCCGCGCGTGACTCGGCCGCGTTGTTCGAGCGGCTGTTCGAGCGGCCGGCGGTGAGCAACGCCGGCGTTCGCGGCAAGTACGCCGAACAGTTCCTGCGTCAGCCGGTGACACCCGGCGCCGGCTATAAGACGCTGACCCAGGAGCAACTGACCGGCGAGAAGCAGACCGTCCCGACCGCGCCGCCGGTGAACGGGTCGGTGGACGTTTCGATCACGCATAAGAACGCGCCGCCGAACAGTGCCGTTACCGCGACCGGCTCGGGCTCGGTCAACATCGCGCCCGTCCGCGTCGAGCATCAGGACATGGCGAGCATATG